TATTCCTATTATAGCCGAATTGAGTAAGGTAGTAGGCAAGAGCGAAACCGAAATCAAAGATATGGTATCAGCAGGCAAAATAGGTTTTCCTGAGGTACAAGCTGTTATAAAGAATATGACCAATGAAGGCGGGCTATTCTTTAACCTAATGGCAGAGCAAAGTAAGTCATTAGGAGGGCAAATATCCAACCTTGGGGATAGCTTCGACCAAATGCTTAATGATATAGGAAAAGCAAGCGAGGGCTATATATCAGGGGCTATTCAAGGGGTTACTTTCTTGGTTGAAAATTACAAGACATTAGGAAAGGTGATAGCGGGGCTTATTGTTACCTATGGAGCGTATAGAACTGCTGTACTGGTGAATATTGCACTTACCAAAGGTTGGGCAGTAGCAGCCAAGGAAGATGCTATAGCTAAAGGCATACAGACTGTTGCTACCAATGCTGCCACTGTTGCCACTAAAGCCCTCAATGCTGCTATGAAAGCCAATCCTTATGTATTAGTAGCTACTGCGGTAGTGGGGCTTGTGTCAGCTGTGGTATTATTCAACAAGGAAATGACTGTTGCTGAGAAAGCACAAAAAGCATACAACGAGGAGCAAGAACGCCAAAAAGGAGTATTACAAAAAGAACGAGAGGAATATGAACAACTCATAGATGTAGTAAAAGATGAAAATCAATCAAAAGGCAAGCGTATAGAGGCTTTCCAAAAGCTACAATCCTTATATCCTGATATATTCAGTAAGTACAAAACAGAAGAAGAACTTATCAAGAATATATCAAAGGCTCTAAAAGAACTCAATGGAGTGCAAAAAGACAGAGACCTTAAAATGGATCAGGACTATATGCAACGCTTGGAAATGCAAAAGAAAGCACTTCAATCAAGTTTGCGTACCTCTGCTAACCCTGCTGAGATAGCCAACATTAAGGAGCAAATCCAATCTGTAGATATACAAATAGAGAAAGCCCGTAAGCAGTACAATTGGCAAAGCACCCTGAATAAAATAGACTCATTAGCCGAGTTATCAGCAGATGATAAGGTGAAAGAACGTAAGTTGATGATTGAGGAGTACAATCGTCGGCACAATGCTAAGCAGGCTAAAAACCAAAACCTACTTCAGGAGGGAGAAAAGAAAGACATTCGTAAGACAAGCCTTCCTGCTGTGGTTGCTACAGGCTATGAAAATTTTACAGATGCTGATTTAGGGCTTTTGATGAGTAAATCTCAAGGGCTTATTGACCTTGATAAGGAACGAAACAAAATTATTGACACTCGTAATGAACTACTTGCTAAACAAAAGGAATTAGCTGCTAAAATCAATGCTATACAATCCAAAAGCGGGCAAACACAAAACGATAAAGATGAGTTAAAGAAGCTCCAAGATGAAAAAGAAGCGATAGATAAGAAGCTAAAAGGAGATTATAACGAAGGAAAGACAAAAGCCACCAAAGCCACTAAATCCGCTAAATCCGAACTCCCTACTTTTGACTATGAAAAAAATAAAAGGGACAAGGAACGTTTGGAAAAGGATAGAATGTTTGAGGAGGACGAGGCTAAAATAAAAGCAATGAAGGACGGCAGAGAAAAGCGTAACGCCCTGCTTGTCCTTGAGTATGAGAAACGAGCCGAGACGATCAAGCGAAAAGGAGAAGATGAGTTACAGGCTTTTATTGAAACAGAGAAGCAGAAGGCAGAAGCAGAGGGGAAATGGAAGAAAGGGCAAGATTTTAACACAGATACCCCTGCCATTCAAGAAGAAAAGACAAGAATAGCTAAAAATCAGGAAGTCCTCAATCAGGACAATTTAGACGAATATACCCGCCAGCAGGAGGCTATGTATAAAGAGCTGTTGGAGAAGTACCAAACCTATACAGACCAACGCAAAGCCATTGAGGAGAAGTACAACGCTGATATTACCGCATTGCAAGCCAAGTTAGGAGCAGATGCTCCACAAGTCAAAAAAGCGCAAGACGAAAAGGCTCGTGAACTTAAGAAGCTGGATATACTCTACAAGAAAGAGGGTACAGCTATTGCTAAACTCTTTGAGAATATGCGCAAAAAGACTGTCAAGGAGATACATGAGACCATAGCCGATGCAGAGAAAGAGATTGACCAGCTGGCAAGTATCCTTGATATGAGCGATAAGGACAATGTGGACTATGTCCAAAACCTCCGTCAGCAATTAGAGCAAGCAAAAGACACAGCAGACCGTAGCGATACAGTCTTTGGAAGGCTTGGTACAAGTATCAAGAACCTATTCAAAGCCAAACCTAACACCGCAGAATGGCAAGAAGCATTCAATGGGGTACTTTCTTCTGCTCAGTCTCTTTCAGGAGCAATGAAATCTTTTGGAAGTGATTTTTCAAAACTTGGAGAAAATGCAGGAAATGAGTCTTTGAAAAATATAGGTAAAAAAATGGAAGAGGTTGGTAATATAATAGACAAAACTCTATCCGGAGCAAGTCTCGGAGCATCTATTGGAGGTGGTTATGGAGCTGCTATCGGAGGGGTTATAGGTTTAGCAACTTCTCTTATAATGAATGACCAAAAGAAAATGGCTGAAAGAAGAGCCGAATATTTAAATACTCAACAACAAATAGTTAATGAACATAGGGAATACAATCGTTTATTAACAGAGGAAATGCTTTTAATGAATGATTATAAAAGTATTTTTGGCGTTAAGGAGTTGTCTGTTGCTATTGGATATATGGATATATACCTTTCTCAAATGGAAAAATTCTATGCATCAACAAAGAGAAACTATGAGATTCGTAGAACAATAGGAACGTTCCGTGATTTTGACGCAGGAGTGCCGAGAAATGATAGAAGAGGTGGTGATATTGATAAAGTGGATAATAGGTCTGCTCTTGAGAGGATAGAAATTAAAACAGCTTCTGGATACGAAAGCATTTCTCAATATAATTTAATAAAAGAAAATGGAGAACTTAATGAAAGTTTAGCGGAAAGCATACTTAAAACACGAGAATTTAAAGAAGGACATAAAGAAGCTCTTGATCAAATTATAAGTTACTATAAAGAAGCTAAAGAAGCTAAAAAACAATTTGATGAATACCTAAAAAGCACCTTTGGAGAACTTGGTAATTCTATTGTTGATAGTGTTGTAAAGTCTTTACAGACTGGTGAGGATGCTTTTGAGAGTTTTGCTAAATCAGTAGGAAATGTGATAGGAAAATTAGGAAAACAACTTGTATATGAGATTTTTGTTGCGGAAAGGTTTAAGAGTTTTCAAAAAGAAATTGAAAATGTATATAAAAAAGGAGCTAACAAGGAATTAACTACTGAAGGAGTTGCTCGTGAATCGGCTAAATTAGTGGCTCAATTTGGGAACTCTATGAAAGATAATTTTGACAACATGAAAAATCTTTATAAGAGTATGAATGATTTAGCAAAATCATACGACCCTAATTTTGATTTTCTTAATGAGCAGCGCAAAGCTACAGAAAAAGGATTTGCAAGAATGAGCCAAGACACAGGAGAGGAACTCAATGGGCAATTTAGATTACAGACCCAGCTAAGTGCTGAGATAAAGAATGCAATGTTGCAAAGTGTCAAAGAGTTTGCTGAAATGCATAAGTTTATGCAAACTTCATTCGCACAACAGTTAAGACACCTTGCAGGAATAGAAGCTAATACCTTTCAACTTCACGAAATGAAAAAGGATATTGCCAATATGAAAGCTGGTATAAATGAACTTACCACTAAAGGAATCAAGATAAGGTCATAAAAAAAGCCCCTTAATTGGGGCTTTTTTTTAATAACTTGTTATTGTTTTGTAATATATTTTGTCATTATAAGAATATTTCCACTTGTAGATAAGGAATAAGGAAGTTGTCAATGGAATTCTATTTGTAGAGTATTCAACATCAGTGTCAAATGTATTATATTCTATTGTTGTTAAAGATGTGTTTGTATAAGCGTCGATTACTTCTAATGATATTACCTTTATTTTTTCTCCTGTTTCATTAAAAAAAGAACTTCTTAACTCCTTAAAAACTCCTGAATCTGTAAAGAAAGTTGCTGTTGAATGGTCTAACTTAATCAAATCTTCTAAATTTCTAATAGATAAAATTTGAATTTCTACATACCCACCATTAGAATTCGTCCCTTTTATAGAAATTGGCGTTTCAGTTGTTTTTATTCCTGTTAACTTATTATTGTTTATAGAAACAAATCCTATATTAGAAACCTCCCAATTAATATCTACATTGTTAGAAGATGATTCTAATTCTAAATTCACTACCTGATCTTTAAATATATTACCCATATATTTAAAATGTTCATCTGTTTCATATTTTAAATTAGACCATTTTTCTGGAAAAGATTTTAGTTTAATGATATCCTTAACAGTAACCACACATTCTGCTTTTAGACTCCCAATAGAAACAGATATAATACAATCTCCACTAGCCTTTCCTTTAACATTACCATTAGATACTGTGGCTATATTTTCATTGCTTGAAGTCCATATAACATCTTCACTAAAATCTTCAGGAGTAACAGAAAATTCGATACTTTTTTCCTTTCCTAAGGGAACAAAAATCTTGTCTTTTAATGTTATTTTTTCTGCACCAACTCCTATAACATCAATTTCTATTTTCTTCTCTATAATTTTCTGTGCATTTGTTGCTTGAATAATTAGATTAGTAGTTCCCTTTTTTAGACCAATAATCTCACAAATTTCTCCACGATCACTAAAAAAACGAGCTGTATTTGTATCTTCTATTTTCAATTTACTAATACGCCAACCGTGTTCTTTAATATTTATAGATATGGATGATATATCCCTACACTTAATAGACATCCTTTCCACAGAGGTATTAATTGTTGGTGATATATCTTTTGCTTTTGGAACTTCCTTATCCTCGCTTTTGGAGCACCCAAAAACAATTAACCCAACGAGGATCATTAGTATTTTTTTCATGTGTTATAAAATATTAGGTTATTAAATTAGGCACAAAATTAAGAAATAAGAAAGAAATAAGAAAGAAATTTAACGTTTAAAAATAACACTCGTTTTTAAGAGGTTTATATCTCTATTTTTAACTGTTTAAGCATCTCCCTATCTTTCTTGGCTTTATTGATCTGATAGATAGCAGTAGTGTTTTTATTGGTATGGGAAGCCAATAACATAGCAGTGTCACTATCCAAATTATCAAGCATATAGTGCTTGAGGGCGTAAAAGTCAGCTTCAATGCCGAGTTTATCCTTTACATTTCGTTTCCAAAAGCGGGTAACAATCTCAGTATGTCCCATCTTTTTACTTGGCACGAAGTTCAATGAAAATAGGTAATCATAAGGACTTTGACACTCCTCACATACTTCTTTCCAATACTCCAATGCGGGAGTTAATATAACTTTAGTACATCGTTTGTACTGTCCGCCTTTTTCAAGGAGTATGACGAACTCCTGCTTATCCAAATCTACATCTTTGCGTTGCAGTCTAAACAGCTCTGTATTACGCGCCCCTGAGTAGAGGAATATCATCATATATCTATAGAACTCGGGATGTGTTTCCTCTAATAGCTCCTTTATTTTATCTAATTCGTTTTTCTCAAGCACAAGACGGGGTTCTTTGAAAGTCTTTTTAGGATAAATATCCCTGGTGATATTAGACTCGCAGCATTCGTATTCTATCAATACTCGATATAGACTTGAGAAGTAAATAACAAACTTGTTATAATACTTATCGGGGAGTTGTAGGTAATCAAGCATGATCTTAAGGTCTACGCGGCGCAAATCTTTTACCTTGATATACTGCATACCAAGGGCTTCACTGGCTTCTTCAAGTCTCTCAATAGCACGCTTTATATTATAGAGGTGTGATTTGGTACCTGATTTTATCTCCAAGGCGCGCTTGAATGCTTCAATAAAAAGCAGGTCAGGATACAGCCCCTCATCTCTGAGGTTCATGTATTTCTTAGTAATGGGATTGTACCCATTATTGAATTGTTGAGGGATATTTTTAAGAAGAAAAGATATTAAAGCCTTTCGTTCCTCTATTGTTTGTGGTTTATTAGCCTTTTTGCGATAGGGAAAACCTTTAGGATATTTCTTTTCATAGCGAGGGTCAAAGAATATGCATTGTACATACCAATCTTTGTCCAAATCTTTTTTAGTAGCTTTTTGCCAGTTGGCAGGAGATACCCAAAGTTCGGTATAGCTACACCCTTGAATAGTATTTGTTATCATTTTGTTTGTAATTTTTACCTTGTCGTTTACCTTGCCGATTTAGTAGAATTACAAACGAGATTTTAACCTTAAAAACAAAGGTAACGCGTTGAGTGGAAGAGCGTTACCTTTTAGTGACCTCGACA